TCCCATTTCTTTTTTTTTTTTTTTTTTTTTTTTACCATCTTATTCCTAATCAGATACGCAATTAAATCGCTGATTACAAGAATTATATTGTAAATTAAATTTTAGTTTATACTCCTCCCTGATAGTTAGAGTTGCGTTAAAGCCTTTAGGGCATAACTACGCTATATATATAAGAGTAAAATAAATTGGTTAAAACAAAGAGATAACTAACTTAAAGTACATTCATAAGGGATTTTTATTTGAGAATCCGATAACTCTATTTGAAAGGTCGAGACTTTTGAGAAGCCATACTTTTTTCATCAGGTTCCACTGTTCTGAGTGGAATCTGGGGTTTACGTCTATCCTCTGAGGGACGGCAATTCCAATCATCTAAATTAGAGCGAGATAATTGTTCAACCAACCGCTCCAGCTTACTGATTCGATCTTCTTTGAATTCGGTGATTGCATCTCCTAGTCTTGTGATTACCACTTGCCAATCATTACCAGTGCCAAAAGTGTTGGCTAAAGTAATTGTTGTTCCTACTACAGCATCCAAGGCAATCATATTGGTGACTTTTTCATTGTCATCCAAATAAGCAAGGCCGGAAGAGGGAAAACCAGAGATAACCGTTCCAGTGGTGGCTGGTATTACACCAACTCCCGCTGCGCCAGCATCTCGAGCATAGTAGACCACCAAATACCGACCAGCCCTAACGCATGTCATTATGTTGGTGGTTGCAGGCAATGTGAATATAGCATCAGAACCTGTTGATGCTACTCCATTAACAAAAGCATTTGCTGATGTTTGAGCTGTGCCTGTCCAGTGCTGAGTTAATAAACCTGCAATATTTGTTGGCTCCAAAACTGGCTTTTCTGCACGATAAGAGTAACGAACATGGAGTTCTCCAATCACTGAGCCATTTGTACAACCTACAGTGGAAACATAGAAATTTCCAGCATCGTAAGTTTTGATGTCAGTGCCCAAGTCTTGCACCCCAGGGCGCATATACTTGGCATCATTTTGCTTCATTCTTTTTGGATCAGCTTTTAGTGATGCAAAAGCCGTGCATGGCATAAAATCAACATGGGGGTCCGAATCTTCCACTTGTTGTTTTGTTGTAGGAGCATCATCTGAAGCATCATAATCAATGGAGAAGATAACTTTACCTGCTTGGCCATTAGTTGCAAATTCGCTAACCACTCTCTTGTAGTAGAACTCAAGATGTAGATAAGCGTACTGCTCGTAAAGTGCAGCTATTTTATAGCCCCAAGGGTGAGTTGCAGCTTGTGCCGGATTCATAGGATAGGCTGTTGTTGCAAACGCGACACTACCGTTAATATCTGCTATAAATTCGTCTTCGGTCACCACCTGAGATTTTCGGTTAGTGGAACCATTAACTCCGCCTTGGAGACCTAATCGACCTAAACCATTCCTAGCTTGCGATCTTTTCTTCTCTTTGTTAAGAGGTATGGGCGCTCTTTTCTTAGGCGCCCCCATCTTCTTTAGAGGTTTCGGTTGTAAGCCTGCACGAGCAGCTTTACGTCGTTGTTTTTGAGCCATAGTTTTAACCATTGCAATATTTTTTAAATTGGTCTTTTCATTATCGGCCGCACCAACCTTATACTGATTCATGGTTTCACCAGGAAGTGGCTCTATGCCTTCTTCTGTTAAATCTCGAACCCACCCTTGCAGGCGAGCGAGTTTGTGAGCAAGCAGGGTATCACCTCCCTCGAGCCCCGTATACAAACGTTCAACTTGGCGCTCATTGAAATACAGAGCTTTAACGTCCTTAGTCGTAATTATGGTATCGCCCACGCGGAAGTCTTCAAGTACTTTACCGGAGGCAATCCATTTCTCAAGATAGGAAGAAAAAATTTCGAAGACATCTGTCCCGAAAGCAAGCAGTCTAAGGTTCATAAGCCTCAGAGTTTGATAAAGTTCATTATCCTTGGTGCATCCGTAGATGGCTGAACTGATAAGAGTTCCACTATCGGCTATGCATATCATCGTTCCACTAGCTGTGTAACTAGGTCGACTGGATAAAAAATCTAATTCGCACACGGGAACAAGTTGATCGTATTGAGATGTGAATTTCATCCCCCAATCATTCCCGCAGTTAATCATTTCCTGGAGGGTAAACCACTCCTGTCCAGGTATCGAAATTGTAGTGACGTTGTCATCCCCGTACAGGGCGGCCGCCAAGTTGCTATCCCTATGATTCTTTGAATAACTTATGTTGTTCCGAATACACAAGGTGACATAAGTGTAATTGTGTACATAGTTAAGACCAATTGTATTAATAACAACCGTAACTACACAACCACTTGGGTTACCAATTCGTTTCATCCAGCATGTTCCATCTGGCATGATAACTATTGTGTTAATCAGTTCATCAACAAGTCGCGCAAAGCGTCGTTGATTTTCGGGGCTTCGACAGGCCAGACAGAGCCAAATAATATCAAAAGAAATTCTCATGATAAAGGGATGAAGAGTCTTATCATACTTTTCACCGTCCAACGAACACCCCAGTGGGAAACGCACCAATTGAGAAAAAACAGATCCAAATCCTCCGTGGAATATGGAAATACCAACCTTCG